CTTTATGTAAGTAAGATAATGTTGTTCCTTTGTTTCTATCTACTAAACCACTGGTGCAATACGCAACAGAATCCCTAGTCATCTTAATTCCCTTATTTCCGCCAGTCATTGCAGATGGCATCTGGGATGGGAAAGTTGACTTAGGACTATAAACAAAATACTCTTCAATCTTAGGGAATTCATATTCCATAGGATTGTCTGTATTGATATTAGCTAATCTAGCATTCTTATCTTCCTTCTTCTGTTGTCTGATATATCGAATCTTCATTGCATCGATATATCTTAATTCTACTATTCCCTCTTGAGGTTTCTTTAAATCAATTACTTTATGGTAATGGATTCTACCATCTATATACCAATTCCTGTAAATTTCATGTGCCTTCTTATCAAAATCTAGAAGGTCTTTAACTGCTTTAAACTCTTCTCTAATTCTATCCTTAATACCATCAGATGCATTAAGATTATCTAAATCAATTTCTACTGGTGAATCATTAGTATCCGAAACTATTGCTTCTTGTATAATATCTTCAATAGCACTATCACACTCTGGGTGTAATGCCATCTCTCTATATCTTTTTATTAATTCGAATTCAGTCCTATAGACGCCCTCAATATCTACATATTGACCAAAAAAACCACTAGTTAAATAGTGGTCAGATCCGTCAGCATTGTTCTGAGGAATCGGAGATACCACACCTGGTGGTATCTTTTCCGTATCCTCTATGGAAAATCCAAATAACCTTGCCATTATTAAAAGTTAACCTTTATGTTTTATTTATCAAGCTCCAGCGCCTGCTCTTTCAGGATACCAGTATTGAACCTGGAAGTCAACTGTAAACTCTTCAATTGTATCAGATGTATCATATGATAGATCTATTGCAGCAATTGTGGTTGGGAAAATATCAACCATCTTATATTGAGCAAGTATCTTACTGTCAGTAGCAGGACTATTAGAACCTTGCTGACTAGTAGCATTTCTACCAAGTTGATAGACTGTTGCTTGCCCCATGTATGCTGAAGGATCAGTTAAACCTGATGAATCACCATACTGAGCAATGTTCTGCGCCCATGCTTGGAATGCTCTGTAATGACCAAAATCTTGATCATTAATTACTGTTACAGTCCAAGGATCAAAAGTTCTGTCTCCAGCAACCTTTAAAGTACGTCCTCTAAAAGGAACTTCAAGGTTTGCTACATTAGATGCAGGAAGTTGTGCTGCTTTGCATAAAAATCTAAATCTATCACCATCAAACTCTGGATTTGGATTATCACCTTGAATACCAAGATCTACTCCATCTGGGAAGTTAACTTGAACCTCAAACAGATTGGGGCGAGTACCGCCACCAATCAGTTTAGATTTGAATTGAGAAATCGTTCTCTGTGGGATTACTGCCATTTTTTAAAATCTCCTTTTGTTATTTAGATTTAATAAGTTAAACTCGACCTGCTACTTCTTCAAAGCTAACACCAGTTCTGGTGGCAACAAATGTAAGAGTAACATAGTTGATTGACTTGGCAGGCTTCAGGAAGATGTCTGCTCGGAATTCATTGTTATCAATCACATCAGGAGTGTTATTTGTCTCATCACAAATGACTAGGAATCCATAAAGACCCCTCTTTGCTTCAACATCTCTTAGATATGGTTCAACAATATTAATAAAGTTTGCTCTTGTAACCTGATCATTAAGTTCAAAGAGTTGTGCTTCTGCTGCTTTCTGTAAAGATTGTTCAATTGTTAGGAATAATCTTCTAACATTGATTCTATCAAATGCAGATGCATAAGCTAAAGCAGTCTTATCACCAAAGAGCATAATACCAGTTCCAGGCTGATTAACTATAGAGTTAATTCTTAGTGGATAGAGTTGATCTCTTTGTGCTTTGTCTGGGTTGTAAGCAAGTTTAATTGCATTATTCAAGATTCCTCTTTGCTGTCCAGCAGGAGAGAACCAAGGATAAGCATTAACACTTGTTCTTACCATTAATCCAGCAACGTCTGCATTGGTTGGTATCCAACGGAACTTGTTGTTGAATCTATCATAAGTGTACTTATATCCAGTATCAAATGTAGCATAGGATGATGATGCTAATGAACTGAAGAACTTAATTACATTATCTGTTTGAGTATCTGTATTGGTTAAATCTACAACGTCTGCTCTATGTGGAGAAATAACTGCCATACAATCCTTTCTCTGTCCAGCAATAGAAATCAATCTACCTGCTTTTGCTTGTGATTGTGCCTTATCACTAAGACCAGGACCACCAATTAGATAATCAACTGCTATCTCATCCTTATTCTTGAATAAGTTATAAGATGTAATTAGATTTCCAAGAGTTGCTGTGTAACCACCAGTAGCAGAGTAATCAGAACCAGCAGTTAATGTGTAGGTGTTATTTCCTATAACACTAAAAGTAATGCCCTGTGCATTTCTACTCCAAAGTCCATTAGCAGTAGTATTAGCAGTATAACCAGAACTAAAGTCTGATGCTGCTACAAAACCATCAGAAGCATCTGAAGGATCGTCTCCTGCATAAACATAATCTGAGTAAAGTGATAAGTAATCTTTATAGAATATCTTCTGTGGTGCATTTTCTACAGAAACTGCATCCTTTGCCTTGGAAAGATTTAAACTCTTCTCAAGAACATTACCCTGTATACCTGTTACATCTCCAAGGTCATCCACAACTACTATATGAATACCATCATTCTTAGATGATCTATCTACAGCCCATTGTGTAGTATCTGGTCTAGGTGAAATTGACTTCCAATATACTGTTGAGTTTGTTAGTCCAAGTGTTTGCTGATCATACCAGTCTTTAACATAGTTTGAACCACTTGTTGTTGTAGTAGCTATACCAACAGCACTAGCATTTATAATACTAACTTCATTTCCCTGAACAAATGATCTTGCTTGATCACCTTGAGCATAAGTTACATCAGTTGAGACTCCAGCAGTAGTAACCCTTTGAGTTATCTTAACATCAATTGTTGATGCTCCAATACCTGTAATAATACCTTTAAGATGCCCAGTGAAGCTTGTAGTATCACCTGAACCAGCAACTACTTGATTGGTAAGTGAAGTTGTAACACCAAATCCAACTGTAACTCCAGTAGTAGCTCCTATTGCAATTGTCTGGTCTGCAGCATTGTCAATAGTACAAACCTTAAGGTTGTTTGCCCAAGTACCAGGAGTCTTAGCAGCATAACCATATGTCTGACCTACACCAGCATAGTTTGCCACATAGTCATCATAACTCTTGATCTTAAGATCTGTAACCTGAGTAATATGTGACCTACTGCCATTAGCATTAACTAGATCACTATCATCAGTTCTTACAACCTTAAGGATTCCTCCATAAGAAAGAAAGGAAGCTGCACTCATCCAATATTCATACTGAGCATCAGTAGAAATAGGCTTACCAAATGTATTAATTAATTGGGTTTCTGTAGTGATATCAGTTGGTTCATCGATAGGTCCTATTTCAAAAGGACCAGCGATTGCGCCAATATTATCTAATACATTTTCTGCTCTCCCAACAGTTAAATCAACCTCCCTTGTTAATACTCCAGGAGATAATTGAGGAGTCGCCATGTTGTCTTTCTCCGAGTCTCAGTTTATCTGAAAATATTTATTGTTTTGGATGTTTTCATTGGGGAAACAATGCATGAACATTACCAATCTGGGTAATTCCAATCTGTATGGGGTTCTCGTTTCTTCCTATTTTCTACAATTCTTCGTACTGTACATACCTTACATTCATAAGAATATGATGATGCTAGTGTCCCTCTCTTCTTACGAGTTAAATAAAATCCATCTATTAGATTTTTAGTCTCTCCACATACCCTACATTCCCTATCAGAAAGTAATAGGTGTCCTAATCTTATCTGCTTATCTAATTCCACTAAGAAAGATATTCCCACATATGAGTAAGATCTCCATACTCATCAGCAACAAAATCACCTGGTCTACCCTCTAACCTATCTAAAGCTAAAGAACCATTATCCATTGTTCTCCAAACATCCCCTTCAGCATCTACAAAAGTATCATCTTCATTACCATCCATAATGAATCCAAATGGAGCCATATCCTGTTCTATTTGATTCTTTTGTTCTTCATATAATCTTTTTCTAACATCTTGGTCAGTAAGTTCTTTAAAGTAATCCTGTGCTACTAACCATGCATATATGACTAAACACATTGCTAAGTCATCATTACAACCTTCTTCTGCCTCAAATGAGTTATGCTTTTGAATAAAGGTAGTTAATTCACTTAATATCTCATAGTCTTTAAATGTAAGTTTATCTTCTTCTATCAAAGTCTTTAAGTTAAGAGAACCAACCTTCTTAACAGTCTTAGACATCTTGACTCCAAGTTGTGTCTTTTTACCAGAGAATCCCTGACCTACAACTTGTCCTGCTCTACCCCTCATGGAGCACATTAATAGATTTTCATATTCTAAATCAAAGTTAAGAATAGCAGCAACTTGATCTCCTACATCATTTACCTCACATAGAATGAAAGCATCATTATAACTCTTTGCCACTTCCCATATAAGATTAGGAAATAGCATGGGTTTGATTTCATTATTCCTATACTTTGCTACTACTCTGTGAGGGAACTCTGTGATATCAATAACAACAAAAGCAGAGTAATCTCCCCCTACTCCTCTTGCTACGTCTACTGTCAGAACATAATCGTGATTTTTTTGAACATCTTCATATACATCTAATCCACCACTTCTATTCTTTGGTTCATCATATACTAACACTCTTAACTTACTTGGAGCAATAAGAGTATCAACAGATCCTAAGAATTCACATTCAAACTCAACTTTAAACTGTGCTTCTGATGTGTTGGCAATAGTAGATTTTTTCCAAGCCTCATCCCTACCAGGAACTTCACTCCAGTGAACGTCAGTAGGAATATACTCATTCTTAGCT